CGCACGTCACCACTATGATGACAGTAGCTGGTTCGCTACAGACTTGCCCAGCCGACTCCGTTCGGCTTATGGATGTGTCCCAGAACGGCTCTGGCGAAATCCCCAAGGAAGTGGACCAAGAAGCTCTTGATATGATGTTTCCTCGCTGGGCGAGTTCGTCTGTTGGAGCTACCAAGAGCTGGATGCGGCTGCCGCGCGACCCCAACCGGTTCTACGTGTATCCGCCCTCCGCAGGGTCGGAGATGCTTACTATTATGTACGCGCGCAGCCTACCTACCTACGCACTAGCGGACACTATTAACATACAAGATGCCTACCAGCCCGTGGTGCTTGACGGCGTCTGTTGGTTGATGGAGTCGCTGGACGCGGAGCACGTAGAGACTAGCCGAGCTAAGATGTTCCAAGAATCTTACACTACCGCGCTGGGCGCAAGCCTCCTTGCGCGTGGGATTACCGACTCTGAAAGTGGCGGCGGTTCTACGCAATCGGCAACCAATAGATCACGCCAAGGTTAAGCATGCAAAAATACATCGACACCATCACGACCGCGTTTCAAGGTACGCTAATACCTTTGTCGGGGGCGTCTGTCTCTGTGCAGTTAGCTGGCACCGACACACTGGCGGCTATCTACTCCGATAACGGCGTATCAGCCGCAGCCAACCCGATTACTAGCAGCGCTACGGGGCTCATCGAGTTCTACGCCGCAGATGGCCGCTATGATCTAGTGGTAACTAAGGCGGGCTACAGCCCGTTTACCGTAGCAGATATCTTGTTGGAAGACCCCGCGAATGACGTTATTAGCGCACTGCCCAACGTTGTTATTACTGGGTCGACCATCAACAGCACGACCATTGGTGCGACTGCAGCTAGCACGGGGAGGTTTACTTCCGTTGCGCTAGCCTCCGGCGCTACTGGCGACATCGCGCTGGGCGAAATTCGCCTGAACAGCGCGGAAGCTACGCTAGATGTCGGTCTCGGTGCGGGTGTGGTGGGGCAGATGTTTGAAGAGACTTTCATCACCAGCAAGAACAGCACGGGTTCCACAGTGACCTCTGGGCAGATTGTTGGGTTTGCCGGTGTTGATCCAGCTACGTCTACACCGCTGCTTAGACTTGTCGACGCAGGTGAAGATTATGATCCCGCGCTGACCATTGGAGTTGTTACGCAAACCATCGCCAGTGGGTCCACCGGGCGTGTCACCACATTCGGCAAGGTTCGTAGCCTTGACACTACAGGCGCAGCCGTCGGCGAAACTTGGGCCGTCGGCGACTTGCTGTACACCCACCCCACCATGCTGGGGCGGCTAACTAAAGTCCGTCCGACCGTTCCATACACAGCGGTTGTTGTCGCCGCTGTGCTTGTTGTCCACGCCTCCGACGGGGTGTTGCTGGTACGCCCGCAAATTAAGGACCACCTGCACTACGGGGTGTTTTCTAGTTCGGTTGACCAGACTGTGCCCACCGCGCTGACGCCACAAGTTGTTACTTACAACTCCACAGACACGGCTAGCGGCGTCTCGCTAGTATCCGGTACACGCGTCACACCGCTTCGCGCGGGGTTGTATAACTTTCAGTTCAGCATCCAACTCGCTAAAAGCAGCGCGAGTGTGGGGTACGCTTGGATATGGCCGCGCGTGAGCGGCGTTGATGTCGCTAACTCCGCCACCAAGGTTTCTATAGCTGGCAGTGGTTCTGAAGTCGTGCCGTCGTGGAATTTCGTCTTGCCGATGAGCAACACGGACTACTTTGAGCTTGTGTGGGCTGCAGACAGCACTAGCGTTTATTTGGACGCCGTGAGCGCGGAAACCTTCTGTCCAGCTATACCTTCTGTTATCCTTACGGTAGCGCAGGTCAACCAATAAGGAGCGGACATGCCAATCGTATTAACACCGCTTGTCAGCTCTACAACATCATTCGACGACATGGTCGATGATGTGTCTGTTCACCTCCCCGGCTGCCCCCAGCCCATGATCGCGCACACAATCCGCAAGGTTGTTGTTGATATGTGCCAGCGGGCTAAGGTCTGGGTTAGCGACTTTAGACCGATAACTTTGGTTCCCGGGCAGGTTAACTACGCACTACAACCCGTCGAGACATACGCGGTCTGCACCGATGTAGTGTCTGGGCATGTTGTTATTGGCGGCGCCAAGACCGAGTTGTCGTGGGAGCCGCTGGAGGCTGTCAAGCGGCAATTTCCCAGCTGGCCCACTGGCGTTAATAACACGCCACAGGTGATGACGTGGGCTACGCTAGGAGAAGTAATGCTCGCCCCCGTGCCCGACGTGGCTGGTACGCTGTACCTGCGCGGGTATCTTCGCCCTGCTCCCGACGCAACTGTGTGGGACTCCGCGCTGTACAACGAATTTTCGCGCGTTATTTTTCATGGCACCCTGTATGAGTTAATGCTTACCCCCAACCGCAGCTGGAGCGACGCTAAGGTGGCCGCGCTACACGGCAGGCACTGGACTCAGCTACTGGCCGCCGCGCGTGACCGCGCGCAGCGAGGGTTTAACGCAGACGATTTGTCAGTCGCTATGCTTCCGTTTGCTTGAGGTACTAAATGGCCGATATTAAATTTACAAACTTCGCTTATTCTTCGCTTGCCACTGGCATCGACGACACAGTCACCACAATTGCCGTAGAGTCCGGGCACGGAGATCGTTTTCCGACGATCGTTACGGTAGGGGATTTCTTCTACCTAACCATCGAAAACGCTTCTCTCGACCGCGAGATTGTTAAGGTTACTGAGCGCGTCGGCGACACACTAACGGTCGTGCGTGGGCAAGATGGCACTACGGCGCAGAGTTGGCTAGCTGGCGTACCTATCGCCCTGCGCATGAACGCGGCGGGCATTGAACATATGTTTAACCAAGTGGTCCGACGCCACGAGGTGGACGGGTCTGCGCTGATACCCAAAGGCACAACCGCAGAGCGCGGCGTCACGCCAGATTCTGGATATCTGCGTTTTAACACCGACATCGGTCAGTTTGAAGGCTACGACGGCGTTTCGTGGAAGCGAATTGTGGGCGCCGATGACATGATTGTTACGGTGGCAGGTATTGCCAGCGAAGTCATTACCGTCGCGGGGATCGACAGTGAGGTCGTAGCCGTTGCAGGTAACGAGGCAAACATCACCACAGTAGCCGGTATTGACGACAAGGTAACTACGGTTGCTGACAACGACAGCAATGTGACGATTGTCGCGGACAATACAACGAATATTAACTTAGTAGCCGCTATTGACGATAAGGTAACTACGGTTGCGGACAACGACGCCAACGTGACCATCGTCGCGGACAACATCGCCAGCGTTAACACAGTTGCTGCGGATATTGACAAGGTCATCACCGCTGCTAACGACTTGAATGAGGCTGTTTCCGAAATTGAGGTTGTAGCTAACAACATTGACAACGTCAACATCGTTGGGGCTAATGACACTAATGTTACGAAGGTCGCAAACATTGACGGCAATGTGACAACCGTAGCGGATAACGACGCTAACGTAACGATAGTCGCGGACAACACGACGAACATTAACTTAGTCGCAGCCATTGACGGGGATGTAACGCTGGTCGCAGCGATTGATGGAGACGTCACCACCGTAGCGAATAATGATGCTAACGTTACGAAGGTCGCAAACATTGACGGCAACGTCACTACCGTAGCGAATAACGACGCCAATGTCACCAAGGTAGCAAACATCGACGGCAATGTGACAACCGTCGCAAACAACGACGCTAACGTTACGAAGGTAGCAAACATTGACGGCGACGTCACTATCGTAGCTGGTATTGATGTCGCAGTGACGGCAGTTGCTGGTAATGAGACAAACATCAATATCGTAGCTGGTAACAACGCCAACGTCACCAAGGTTGCAAATATTGACACCGCTGTTAGCGCCGTGGCAGCTATCGACGGTAGTGTTACGATCGCCGCCACAAACGTAGCCGATATCACTAACTTCGCAGATGTGTACATTGGCGCATCGGCCACAGCGCCTACTACGCGGCTAGACAGCTCTGCACTTGTCGCCGGTGATCTGTACTTTAACACCAGCTCTAGCCAAATGCAGGTGTGGAATGGCACCGTGTGGCAGGCTATCGGCTCCACCGTAAACGGTACCGCCGCCCGGTTTAAGTTCTTGGCTACCGCCGGACAGACTGTGTTTACCGGCACCGACGCTAATGGCGCTACGCTCGGCTATGACGCAGGATACATCGACGTGTATCTGAACGGCGTGCATCTTGATCCGGCGGACTATACGGCTACGAGCGGTGATAGTATTACGCTGCTAAGCGCGGCGGCGCTGAACGACGAGCTTTACGTAGTTGCGTTTGGTAATTTCGTGTTGGCCGACGTGGTTACGCTAGCTGGCGGTTTTAGCGGCGCGGCATCCCTGCCTGTGGGGACAACGGCACAGCGTCCGACTCCGGCGACTGGGCAGCTGCGATTTAATGGTGACGAGGGCTCTTTTGAGGGATACAATGGCACCGAGTGGGGTGCCATTGGCGGCGGTGGCGGCGCCTCTGGCGGTGGTAATGATGCTATTTTTTACGAGAATGGGCAAACCGTGACTACTGATTACACAATCACAACAAGTAGCAACGCAATGTCTACTGGCCCAATCACCATCAATAGCGGTGTCTCAGTCACCATTCCTAGCGGTTCACGCTGGGCAATTATTTAAGGGGTAAGGCATGAGCATTGTACTAAACGGTGACGGCTACATTACGGGAGCAGCAGGCGTAGGCAAAGGTGGCTCTGGTACTAACGTTGCTTTCTACGAGACTGACAACACGATTACGGCTGACTACACCATTGGCACAAACAAGAACGCTATGAGCGTGGGTGACATTACGGTTG